TCTCCCTGTAATCCTGTTATACGCTTGAGTTCACTGGTAATATCAACTCCTCTTTCTAATAACTGCAATTCTTCCTCTCTTTGCAACTTACCCTTTGCCAATATTTGACCAAAGGCTGTTGATATACCACTTAAATCTGCGCCAGTAGCACCAGCAACATCTGATAATCTTTTTACAGTGTCAACCAAATCCTCAGTTTCAAAACCAAATGCTTTTAGTCTTTTTGCTTGCTCTATTAACTCACTACTTGTAAATGGTGTAACATTACCAAATGCTTGTAATTCCTTGATAATTTTAGTTGCAGATTCAACTGAACCTGTAAGTTGTATTAATGCAGTTTCCTGTGTTTGTAATTCTGCTGTTTTGACAAATATAAATCTTGCAGCACCTATAATTGCTAATGCTTTAAGAAGTGGAGCTATGGATTTTGTTAAAGTTCCAAAGCCAGTTGCAGCTACTTTTGCAGATTTACCTGTATCTCTTAATGATCTGCTTGATCTATCAAGTCTGCCTTTTAATTTATTTGTATTTTTGCTAAGTTGCTGTGTTATTTGATCAGTACGTTGCAATGGTCTAATTGCATTTTGTGCATCAACTATTAATCTGACTGTTGACTGTGCCACAAATACAAATAACCTTTATTATATACTACCTTGATTTTGCTTTTTGACGATTCATTTCTTGTTTTTCTCTTTCATTTTTGAGATCATAATATGCAGCCCAATATATAAGTTCCTCTTCTGTAATAGATTTTCTAAGTTCAACTAATGTCTTGCCAAGTTCTGTTGCGAGAAAAAACTCAAAATTTAACCAGTTATCTCGCCTTAGTCTTTTTTTGCTGCATCTAAATCAATATTTAAACCCATCATAAATATTTCTAAATCATTTAAGACTGACTCAGGTAAAAACCTTTTTAAATTTTCTGAATCACTTGAAGCAAATGCCTTTGAACCATCTTCATTCTCTGCTAATTGACAGAGAAGTCTTGTTGATATAACTAAAGCCTCCTCTGATCCAGCAGCAGCTTGAGCTTGGATTCTGTCATATCTTGTGAGTGGTGGAAAATATAGTTCTTTTAATAATTCGCCATTTGGCTTTTTAAGTTCATACTTTCTTCTGCTACTCATTACCTCGCCAAAGGCTTCTGTGATAAGGTCAACGTTTCTCTTTGCCATAAAATATTAGGTTGGTTATCTTAATGTACTATATGGCTGAAGTTATAGCACCACTTGTGATAAAGGTTATATTAACCTCTTGAATTTCTCCGAGTGTTGCTCCGTATTCTGCGTTTGTAACAATACCTGAAAAACCAATTTTTTTTGCAGACTGTGCTGAATCTGGAAACAACTCAAATAGTGCATCCGCAGCGTCGCCTGTAACAAGAACATCATCAATAAATGCTTGATAGTCCGAGTTGCCAGATGGGTTATAAAGTAAAGTTGCCGAACCTTCGCCAGAAATTAGACCACCAACAAAAGTTTTTGATGTGTCTCCCATTTTAGTGGTTTCCATCGTGTCTTTACTGACAGATAATGACCACGCTCTTAGATCACTAACATCTGCTTCTGTGCCAGCAGCATTATGGAACATAATTTTTCCAACATCACCTTTTACAGCCATAACAAAAAAAAAGTATTTATTTTATATTAACCTTTTTTAGTATTTTTCACATCTTTTTTTGAATTTTGTTGTGCCTCATAATATTTTCTGCATTCTGGGTCCCAGTAATTTGCTTCTCTTCTACCTTTTACAGCTTCTATTGCATCTAGCATTTCTTCTGTGATTTCAATCTTTGCCATAATTAAAGTTCCTCATATATTTCAAAAGTCACTCTTAATTGGGTTTGAAACTTTCCTTCTGGACTTGAAGCTAAAACTTCTGGTCCTATAGGAGAATCAAAAATAACATTTGAAACTGTAATATTATTGTAGAGGTCACGCAGTCGTTTGCCAATCGTGTAATTAGACCCTGCCCCGATACCTTCTTCTGTGAATATATTTAAAAGCAACAAACCAACAATTCTATTTGTTGAATCAGCAGAGCCTCCCATTGTTAAATAATTTCCTGGTCCAAAACTTGTTAAACACTGAACAAAAGTGTCCTCTGTTGTTGAGTCAAAGGCCATGTTATTGAATACAACAGGGATAGCTGGACTTGATGCTAATTCAGTTGCAAGCCTAGCCTCTATGGTGGATCTGACTGTGTTTAAATCAATTGCAGCCATTATGAACTCCTCAATTGATCTGAAATATATTGTTCCAGTTGCTTTGCAATAAGCTCTGGATATCCTTTGATTGTATTTTGACGAGTTCTGTATCTGCCACCCCAACTTTCTGGTAGGTTCGTTCCATAGGCAACAGGCTCTGCATATTCAACATTTGTAAAAACCTCTCCAACAAAAGGTTCAATTTTATTATCAAAAGACTCTCTTAAGTTTCCAGTGACAACAGGAGTGAACTCTTTAATATCTTTTTCTGCTTTTAAAGTTGCCTTCCTTACGGTAATAATAACTTGTTGCTCGAAATGATTACCGATTCCTGACAGCCTAATTTCTCTAGCCATAATTACCTCAAAACAAGATCAAAACTTATAGGGGTGTTATTTTGCTCATTTATCGTCACTTGAATAATTTTAAACTCAACGCTGCTTATAACAACTCGGTCTTTAGTTGTCGGAACGAATGTGAGGTCGCCAGCCGATATTGTTAAAATCTTATCTTGAGACTCAATGAGATCGTTAACCTCTGATCTCGAAACATTACTTAAAACGCCCTTAGTAGTTGTATCGGAAGTCGACTCAGATATAGCACCAGTTGTTGTGTTATAAGTGCCAGCAGTAACCTGTCGAATAGTTACATCTCCTCCAAGTTTGCTCAAAGTTTTTGATGCAGCTTTTTTAAGAGCATTTGCAAGACTCATAATGAATAAGCAATAACAGTTCCGCTGTCGAGTTTGACGCTAGTTATCACACCGCAAATTTCAGCAGTTGATTTAAATTGCAAGGAAGTAAGATCTCCTGTGATATTTTCAGCAGCTAAGGTGTTAATAACAGAATCTTGTAAGGCAACAACTTTACCAAACCTTCCAGTATGGGCTGCTGTGTCATTAATAATTTTTGCTGCTGGATATTCGTATCCGTAACCCATAGTCATGACCTCTTGATTTGTAAGTTTGCTCTTCCTCCCATTCTAATGCCCATCAAATAATGATCAACGATTGGAGGTATTCTATCAACACCAACAGCACCAAAAAATCTGGGAGTGACGTTGATATTTCCTATACTAACAGTTTGAAAATCCTCCAAACCACTTAGTTCTAAACCATTTCTGTTGTTGTTTAAATACACAGCCAAAATAACCTGTGCGTTTTTCACTCGATCTGGTATTTCAGTGTCGGTATAATAATCAGCAACTAATCTATTTGGAAAAGATAAACCATAAAGGTTCGTGTAAGTATTTGGTTTGCGAACTCCTGACCTCGGCCATTCTAGAGCTTGAGTATCAGCTACCCTAACCCCTAAAAACTTTTCTCGATCAATTCTTTGTGCAGCCGTGAACAAAGCACGATTTTTATTATCGTTGCTTGACCCATCCCAAGCAGCAGCATCATCACTAAGAACTAATCCTTCAATAAATGAATTTGCATCTGCAAGAGTTATATAAGAGTTTGAATTCGCACCACCAATAGTAGCGTCAATTGTTATCGCCATCGAGTTTTACCTTTTTGGGCTTAGATTTAGGTTTTGGCTTTTCAAGAGTTGGAGTTAATGAAGCCACCTTTTGAGCAGCTTCATTTCTCTCTCTCATACGCCTAAAGGCATACATTCCCATTAGCTTGATGCACCCTTTAGAGCAACGAAATTAATAACGATTGCTTGGCTTAAGTTACCAGCAGATACATTAGAAACTGTTACTGCAAAAGAACCAGCAGCAATGCTATTAGCATTCACAAGATATGAACCAGCAGTCCCAGCTGAACCATGACAAGCCACAACAACGTCTGTTGCTGCAATCTTGCTGTTAGTTACTGTGAAAGATACTTCTACACCAGCATCAAGCTGTGCAGCGTTCATAGTGATTTGTCCACTCTCAGTATTAAGAGTTACACCTGTTGATTTGCTAGTGGCCTGAGTAACAGTTCCACCAGTTGTGGGGCCTACTAAAGAACCAGCAGTTACTTCAAATAAAGAAGGCATAATTAATCCTGATTAGATACGTTAGTTGCACGAACAATACCGATGTTCTTTGTTTCATACACTTTCGACCAAGATGCAACAGTTTCTAATACAGTTCTATTAGGGTTAACTGTTGATACAGCGTACTTTAAACCGACAGGATGATAGATATAGTGAAGATCCACTGCCATTGCTTCTTCCAAAGCAAGAATGTCTCTATCTGTTTGTGTTCTGATTGGAGCTTGCTCTCCTGTTACAACTGCTCCTTGAGTAAAGAAGAAAGTTGAATATTCAGTAGAAGATCCAGATCCAGTTGTTGGAACATCGTCAGAAACAATAACGTTTAGACCCATAAATGTATTAACAGCTGTAGGTCCATCAAAAGCTCTTGTTGTGCTACCACCTGTGGCATCACTGTCTGGAGCTCCTGTGTTATCGTAAATTCTGTCAATTGCATTTCTCTCAACTAAGTCATAAAAAACTTTTGAGTGCATTGCAACTGCAGTTAATTTATCGCCTTGATCACCTAACAAAGCCTGAGCCTTTGCAACGTGTCTTGGACTCAATGTTGTTGGAGAGTCACCTGATTCAGAATCAATTGTTAAAGCAAATAAAGCAGAGTTGCTGTCGTTTGCGTTGATAGAACCAAATGCACCAGTTAAACAAGAGAATAAATCTTTTTGCTTCTGGTTATTAACATAAGCAGCCATCTTTTGTGCAATAGCAGCCATAGGATCAGGACCTCCACCAACTGCTAAAGCAGCCAAGTCTCTGGAACTGAAAGCACGACCTCTATGAAGCACAGCAGCAATCTGGTTGTCTGCAGTAATTTTTGCTGGAGTTAATGAAGTGCTGTCAGATAAAACTTCAAAGTCGCCAGATAAGTTTGCCTTGTAAAATGGAATCTTTACAAAGTCACCGCCTCTTTCTGCGGATAGATTTAATTCTGCTAGAGGTTGCACGACCCCACTTTGAAGAAAAGAATCTCTTTGAGTTGTCTCTTCGATCAAATAGGGTGTGAACACCTCTGGGATTATTAAATCACTTCTTAATGTAGCCATTAAAAACTAATAAAATATGTTCACTTCGAGGCACAACCTCTGACGCAGCACAACTACGTTAGTCTTATATTAACCGCTAACTGAATTTTTGAGCATATTATATTTATTAAGGTCTGTGCGATAAAGTCTCGCTTGCTCAGTTAAATTAAAAGACTCTCTGGCAAAAGGATTGCTTTCTCCTGTCACAACATCAGCCGTCACCTTGGTTGTTGTTGCTCCACCTCCTTGAGGTCTTGGGTTCTTTTGCACCCATTGAGGCATGTTTTGTTGAGCCCAATCTTTAACGGAAGTTCTGTTATAACCATCAACAACCACAACCGTTCCATCAGGATCTCTTGATAATTGCTCTTTATTTAGTCTCGACAACACATATTGTGGATCGTGAACAACGTCTGCTAAAGCAGTGACAGCAGGGGCTTCGACTTCAAGTTCTCTTTGTCTTTTCTCAAGCTCTTGAATCCTTTGGTTTTTAGATTCTTCTGCTTGCCTATATTGTGCAGCAAGTTTTTCTGTTGCCTCTTCATATCTACCTTTTGCTTCTAACTCTTCTTGTTCTTTCTTTTGCTTAAAAGCAATCAAAGCATTTACATCTACATCTTGAGGCACAGCTTTTGCAGCTTCTTTTGCTTTTTTATAGTCATCTAAAAGTTCCGCTTTGCTTTTTCTCAATGCTTCAACTTCTGCAATTAAGGCAGCAGTATCAACAGGTGGATTTGGTTTGATTGGTTCTTCAGCCATAAAAAATCTTAATAATTATTAATATACTAACTCCACTTTACTTTGTCAGCCCAATAAGCTGCACTTGTCTTACCTTTTGCAATATTTTCAGCATGACGAGCTTTGAAAGACCGTCTTTTAACTTTATCTGCCTCTGACTCACCCTTTCTTGGAGGCTTTGTCTTTGCTCCTTGCATCCCAAATCTGATCAATCTTAGGCCATCGCCTTGTTTTATGACAACGGCATGAGACTTTCCACTCTTATGATTTGGAGTTCGGATTGGTTTATCAACACCAGCAAAAGTATGTCCACCTCTCTTGATTGTCATTTGCCTTTTTTCCTCATGGCAAGCCTGTGAGCTTCAGTGAATGTTTTACCAGCAAGCATCGCCTTTACCATCTCATCCATGTGTGCTTTTGTGTGTCCATGAGTTGACTTATGACGCTTTAAAGCATTTTTTTGGCGAGTTGTGAGTTCTTTTTTCTTCATTTTTTCCTCATCAAATCAGCATCAGCCTTTCTTGCACCGCCTTTTCCTGTTATAAAACTATTAACTCTCCCCATCGCCCAGGCTGCCATCGATACGTTTCTTGAACCGCCACCAAGATATGCTCCCTGACCCCTGCGGTAAACAGCAGTTAGTTGCGTGTAAGAAAAACGGCTATTGGCAGCTTTTTTTTTAAGTGTTTTTTTTACGCTTTCGCTTAGTGGTTTTCTTTTTGGTCTTTCTGCCATCTTGAGCAACCCTCGATTTTTGTACAGCTTTTATATCAATATACTCTCCTCGCTTATAAGCTGCTGCCGTTCTTTTTATTTCAGCAGCCTTTGCAGTTTTATTTTTGGCCCCACTAAGATATTTCTTAGCAACACCAGTTTTTTTATCCTTTGGAACTTTTCTAAAGCGTTTAGTCAACTTTCTTTTTTGTTTTTTTGGCTTTTGGCTTTACTTCACAGTTTTCAGCCTTTAACTTAGTTTCAACTGCTCCTTGAACTTTAAAAATATATCCCATTACTTTTTACCTCCTTTCTTTTTCTTTTTCTTACCTTTTGGTTTCATAGAACCATATCCAACACCTTTAGGCATAAAATTAAAAGTAGCTATTTTTATATTACTTCTTTTTGCGTTTCTTGGCTGGTTTAGATTTACCAGCAGAACTTAAAGCAATCGCAACAGCCTCTGATCTTGATTTGCCTTCTTTCATAAGCATTCTTATATTGCCTGTTATTGTTTTTTGGGACTTTCCTTTTTTAATTGGCATTTGGATATCTTTTGGCTAGTTGATCTAATGTTAGCTCCGTTCCATCTTCTCGGATTATTTTTTTTAATGCATTCGTTGCGTTGAGTTGTTTCTTTCCTCTTTTAGGATTCATCAAGAAATTAAAATATCTTTTCTTTTTACCTAAAACTTTGTCTTGGATATCTGGATTATCTTTTAACCAGTTTGCATAATTGGTATCTTGCGGAACACGACCTGTTGCAGAAGGTCTTGTATTTGGAAAAGCTCTTGCAAGATCGTCATCATCAATGACTGGAACTGTTGTGGATCTGCAATTGAAATGCTGAGGAGGAACAGGTCCCTGGTCGTATTTAAACAACTGGCCGTCTAACCTTTGACAAATAGAGCTTGTTCTTGCATCAAGAGTTGCAACATATTGATATCTGCCAGTGATATCGCTGTTTGCTGCATAAACTGCTTGACTCGCAGCATTTTGCACTTGATTAACGGTTGTCCTAACAACAGTTTGGATTTGTTTATTAGATAAGAGCATACCCTCTGAATCTTTTAAAGCAGAGTTTAAGGCGATTGCATTTTGAGGTTTTCCAACAAAACTTAAATTAGGACCTTTAAGCCTTCTGACTATCTTTGGTAAAGATTCTCCTTCCAAAACACCAAGTCGGATTGCCTTTGAAAGTCTCGAAGCTGAATCATCAGCAATACCTCTGAATGCTTTTTTGACAGTTTTTCCATTTGGTAATGATATATCTGATCCTCTTTTGGCAGTCAAAGCAAACTGAGCAGTTCTGAACACGCCATCTTTATCACGCAAACGGATCGTTAAGGCAGTTGGATCTCTTGTCACGACTGATTTCGCGAAGTCAGGAGAAACCGCAACAGTGTTTACTTGAAACTCACCTTTTGGGAGAACTCGTTGGAGTTGATCTTGCACAAAACCAACTTGAAACTCCGCCAAGTTCTGCAATTCATCAATCATGTAAGCAGCACTTTCATTTTCCCAGCCTTTCAAACTATCAACCATTTGAGCCAATATTGATCTAAGTCTTGCAGTTGTTGCTGGGCTGTTCCCTTCAAGGTCTCTTATTTGTCTGAGAACATCAAGGATAACTTCGTTAAATTGGGTGGCAACTTGAAATTGCACCTTGTTGCTATATCTGTTGAGATCTATAGCTTCTCTGTAAAAAGCCTCTGGAACTGCCATTTATTAAGGTGCTTCACTTTCTTGGTTCATCTCAATCAAACCTCCTGATTGGGTTTTTTCTAATTCTTCTTCAATATCAAAATCATCTCCGAGTATTTCTCCGCTTGCAAGTTGCTCAAGAAGTTTCTCTTGGCTGATGCCATTTGCAGCATATATTTTAAGAAGGCTGTCGATCTCTGCTGGCTCAAGCCTTGCGGTTACAAAGTCTCTATTAACAAAGGAACTGCCAGCGTTGGGTTCGTTTAAATATTCGCTGTGATATTTTAAGCAGTTATCAATCAAGTCTTGCATCTGCTGTGCGATAACCATCATCGTTGAGTCGTTTTGCGATCTGTCGATTCGCTTGGCCTCGGCAGTCTCTCCCACCAATTTTTGACCAAGAACCGCTGCTAGTGACAAAGTATTTATTTGATCTTTTATATCTCCAAGCCTTTTGAACTGGCTGTCATAACTGTCGCCCGATGGAGATACATATTCAAGTCTTGATTCTGGTGGTAAAGATAAAGCTTCATTAGGTCCAGTTGTTATCTCATCTGCGTTTGGATAACCAAAAACCGCAAGTAAAGGAACAGAGCTGATGTGAAGAATATTATCAAGGTCGCTCTGTATTTGATAATGCTTGAGGTTGAGTTCTGCAATATCATACAAAGGGCTGCGTGATTCGTAATATCCAACTCGGTTTGAATAAGCAACTGCGAACGGAATCTTGTCTTTTATGCTCATCTCTCCCTCATCAACTAATTTATATTCGCCTTTTTTATCTTTACGGTGTATTTCATATCGACCAAGCTCAAGAACTCGGATTTGTTTTGCCAACTTTTCACCATATTTACCGTCAGATTCAACAACTTGCTCCATCAATCTAAGTTGAGTCAATTGTCTTGTGCCTTCAATAATTTCTGTCCGCCAGCCAAGAATATCTCTTGGTGTGTAAGTAACCCAATAAGGTCTTGCCTTTTCTCCTTCTTTTGGTGCATCAACAAGTACCCCGACGTGGCCAAATGAAATCGCAGTTCTTGCAGTTTGATAGAGCCAAACGTTGAGATCGTTGCCCTCAAGATCAACATCAAAAAGCTGCTCTCGAACAAGATCAGAAACATCGTCAAGTCTGACAGGCTTTCGCACCAACATTCCTGACAACATTTTTTCTATTCGCTGCAAATAAGGAACAACCGTTGATCTTGCCAACCTTGTGTCGTAAGCATCATCAGTCTCTCTTGGTTCTTGTTGAAGATATTTTCTATGTTCGCTGCGTATTTTATAAGTTCCTTCTTTTAAATCCTCAATCAAACTCCAGAAATTTGCCATCCTTTGATAAGCAGCATTAGGAGAGGCAACCGTTGTAGGAGCTAAAGTTACAGGCTGGTTGTAAATATTTAGTGAACTATACACGGTTTTTCCTCATAATATCATTACTTTTAATATATTCTAATACCAGTTCGACGACCTGCCCTTGCATGAATAATATTAAATTCTCTATACACAAGGTAACCTAAAGCGTCGTTGAGGTGGTCATATCCATTCTGCTTATCTGGATCTCCACTTTTTTCATCATAACTTTGCAATTCTAAACATTCGATTAAGCGTCTGCAACTGGCATGAATCGCCAAACGCACCCATCCTTTGCTGTTTTCCAAGAGTGCCTGTAAGGTTTGAACTCTGTCTTTGATCGGTGGGTTACTGCGTAATGCCATGCTTGAGAAACCGTATCCCTCGAGAATTGCAATATCTGTCTTTGAAGCGTTGATCGTTGATCTGGCAGCACCACTTGCATCTGGATAAACTAATATTCTGTTCGTAGGATACCTTCTTTTAATTTCCTGAGCCAATGCATCTGTATCATTTTGTTTTGTAATTTCATCAATCACAATTAATTTATCTCCGTCTTTGACTGCTACCACTGCATTACAGTTCATCACGTTAAAATCGATTCCTATCAAAAGCGTCTCCATCTTTATATCAAAGGGAATATTATTAATTAAATGCTTGTTGCGATCAAATCTAGAATATACAGCTCCCGTCGTAAGATTTGTAAAGTTTCCATTGAGATAGGCTTGGATTAGTTGCGGTGGATAGTTTTCTAAAAGAGAATCAATAAAACCCTCTGGCAGATAAGGATTGTCACTTGTTTTTGCTTTAATTAATCTTGTATCCTCCTTTGCGTTCTTTTCAAAAGTCTCAAAAGCCCATGCATGACCTTCGGGAGTTGTTGTTGCATAAAACTGCTGAATATTTCCTGACCTTAATCTTGCAAGAGCCATGTTCATCGCTTGCTCTGCGTCTCTTTTATTCACGGTATCGGCCTCATCAAAACCAACCGCACAAAGGTTCTGTCCTCTTAGCCTTTGATAAGTCAAAATGGTTCTTAATAGAATCGTATGAGTTCCTTCTTCAAAAGTAAGTTGATATTCTGGCAAAGGCGATGCTCTGAAAGTGTAAGGTATCTCCCACTCCTCAAGAAGCTCGTTCATAGTTCGCATCAAAATATCTCTAAGCATTGGACTTGTTGGTTCAAAGATGGCAGATATATGACCAATATTCATGCAAGCAAGAATAATACTTTTAGAAACTAAAGCATAAGTTTTACCAGCACCAAAGCCACAAACCAGTGCTAGTTTGCGATGGCTCGTATCATCACAGAAAGATGCCTGGTGAGGAAGCAATTTAGTTTTAATTTTTTTTATTACATCTTTTGAAGAGGGAATATAACTAAAGCCTTCTTCAAATAAAACATGGCCTTGCGAGACAGTTTCTAAGAGACTCATGAGACTAAGTGTGCAAGTTTGGCAGCAGTATTGATCGCACCAAGAGCAATGTGATATTGACCAGCCCTTCTAGCTTCCATCTGTAACGTGCTACATTGAGCCAAAAGATCAGCAATCATCTGAGGTCGTTCCATATCCCAGTCCTTCTTCAACTCGTCTCTAGCTATCTCTAAATACTTATCTACGCTCCTTTCTCCCACCCCCCAGTTTTCCGAGGCATAACGAACGCAATCGGAGCGACGACCACCGTTAGCAATTATCCGAGCAAACCGTTGAGCCCTGACAACTGTCTCTGCTTGCGTACCTTTTTTGCCCATAAAATGTAGTTCTTAGTTAAATACTACACGTTCAGCTTTATTTCCAGTGAAATTCTCCCATCTTTTAATTATTACATCGCAGTATCTTGGATCTAGTTCTACAAGACGAGCTTGTCTTTGTATTCTTTCGGCAGCGATTAAAGTTGTACCTGAACCACCAAAAGTATCAAGAATTATATGATTTGGCTTAGATGAGTTTGACATTTGATATTGGAACAGATCCACAGGTTTCATTGTTGGATGTTCTTTGTTGCGGTTTGGTCTATCAAATTTAAGAACCGTTGTTTGTTTTCTGTCTGCGTTCCAAAAGTGAGAGGCACCCTTTTTCCAACCATAAAGGCAAGGTTCATGTTGCCAATGATAGTCCTGGCGACCCATGACCATTGATGATTTTACCCAAATCAAGCATTGTTTTATTTGCAGGTTGGCATCTTTTGCTGCTGCTCTAAAGTTATAACCCTCTGAATCTGCATGCCAGATATAAAAGGAAGCACCGTTGTTAAGATAATTATAAGCAGTAGTGTAAGCTGCAGCCAAAAACTCTCGGAACTCTTCATTTGCAAATTGATCGTTTTGTATTTTTAGTTTATCTGCAGTTTTTCCCTCGTAATTTACGTTATATGGAGGATCTGTGAGCCAAAGATCTGCCAGTTCGTTCTCCATTAAAGGCTGCAATTGGTTTAGGTCAGTTGCATCACCGCATAAAAGTTTATGGTTTCCAAGTTTCCAAACCTCGCCAAACTGAACAGTTGGAATTTCAGGTGTTTCAGGCACCTCGTCTGGGTCGGTTAATCCTTCGCTTGGAATGATATTAGGCTCACCAAGTATTTCTGCAAGATCTTCTTTTGTAAACCAAGGCTCAATGTCATGGTCATCTGAAAGCTGATGCAACATTTCTTTATCCCACTCGGATAAGTCGGAGGTCCTATTATCAGCCAAGGCTAAGCCTACTTTTTGATCTTCGGAAAGTCCTTTTCTTTTAACAGCAATAATTTCATCTCCTTCGGTTTCAATTACTCTGACGTTTTTTATGCCAACCGCTCTTGCCCCAGCAATTGTTCCGTTACCAGCAAGAATTCGATTCTCTTCGTCGATGACTATGGAACGACCAGCGCCATATTTTTGCAGCGATTCTTTTATCAAGGCGGAAGAACGATCAGTTCTTTTTCTTGCATTCTTGTGATCGTTTTTAAGTTCGTTAATTTTCATGCTGCGTTTTTAAAGTGATTATATTTTTTTATATGCAGTTTAACAACTGCGGTTGGACAAACTATTTGACCCATTTTTTGTATATCAAATTTAAAGTCATTGTATATTTCATGAAACGCATAAAAAAGATCGGTCACTAAATTTTCTCCATAAAGATGAGGATTCTTCCCATGTAAGTGAAAAAACCAACGAATCATGTCGTTGGCTGAGCAAACTTCTAATAAATTGATTGAATAAAGTGGCTCTTCATGATCCCAAACACCAAAGTGACAGTCAGGCATCAGATCAAGAGAGTAAGATTTCTCGTCTAAATACCAATCGCCCCAATTCATGTGAACTGGCCAGTTATAACTCGTTAGGGCTGCAAGAGGAACAGGAACAGGATTTTGCTTAGAAAACTCTATATTTTCCCTTTTTTCTCTTGCCTGTGCCGACTCATATAATAGGTTTTTAGGAAGGCGGTGGTTCACTTTGGTTGAGTTTCATTGATTCAACAGTAGCTTTTTCTGTTGGAAATGAAAACAGGGAGGGAGTATTTTTTAAAGTTTCTTTGACAGTTTGTATAAAATATGGCAATTCTTTCTTTGGATTGTTTATATTTTGCAAGCGATAATCATTCATTAATTTAACACTTTCTTGCCAGGATTCCTTTCTTTTATTGTGTAACATTCTAGTTTCATCTTTAGATAGAGAAACGCCTAAAGTATGTTCGCCACTGGAAGTTACAATGGTTTTAATATTACCTAAAGAGTCTCTATAACCACTTGAGATAACATTTTGTTCTTCATCTAATTGTTGATATGCTTTTTTGCAATGGCATATTATGGCTGCATCAGAGCCAGCAAACTTTCTGCCTTTTTCATCAATATCGTAGTCATGCCAATAAAGTCGGTTAACTAATCGATCTGAATTATTAACGATTCCTGTGTCATAACAGGCGTAACATTCCTTGTCGGGAGGATAAAAATTTATGGTTTTTTCTGTGAGTTTTCTTTTGTAAGACATGGCAAGTTAAAAGGGTAATTCTGAATCTTGGGATTTATCTTTTTCCCAGATTGGTTTTGGCAAATCGACTGTACTTGGTAGGTAGGCTTCAAAACTTCCGTTTTTTAACCATCGATAAGCGTCAGGAAAAGGTGAGGCAAAGCCTCCCTTAATTTCAATTTGATGCTGATCAGTTATAGCTCTTTGCAAGGCTAAAGCAAGTGTCTCTGAAGAATGACTTTTTATAACGACACAATATTCTTCAAAAGCTCGTGGCTTAGTTTGACCCGATGCTCTTTTTTTAATTTTTAAATATTTTTGCCAAAAAAGCTCAAATTCCTCTGAATAAATCTTTTTCTTAGTTTTTTGCTTACTAGCTTTATTAATATTGTTAATTGTATCTAGTTTATATGTATCTAGTTTGGTGGCAGGATTTGCCATGGGGGGGTGCAGATTTTTCACTGGGGGTATGGCATATTTTGCAGGGGTGCAGGATTTGCCACGCCTATTAATACTAGGTTCTGGTACATTAGCAAGATGCCAAATAGTGACCTTGTATAAATTACTGCCCTGCTCACCGTTTCTGCCTTTTTGATGTTTTCTTTCCAGCCAACCCAAAGAAACAAGTTGGTTCACAATCTTCTGTGCGGTGCGTTTTGACATACAGGCAGACTTGGCAATTGTATTTAAAGATGGATAGCATTGCTGGTCATCTTTGTTTGCGTAGCTTTGAATAACCCAAAGGACAGCTAATTGATTTGGTTGTATTTTTCCTCTAAGATTTGTGGGTAAAGCAGTGAAAGGATAACCTTGTGGATTAAATGACATCTTTTATTTTTTCCGTTGAGAATATTGAACCAGCCCCTCAAGGCAGTAAACGACATATTGGTGGTGGCAGAATG